CGGAGGTGGCGGAGGTGGCGGCGGTGGCGGAGGTGGCGGCGGTGGTGGTGGCGGCGGCGGTGGTGGCGGAGGTGGCGGTGGCGGAGGTGGCGGCGGCGGAGGTGGCGGCGGTGGTGGAGGTGGCGGCGGTGGCTCGCCGAGCCAGTTACGCGCGGTCCTTCGACACGCTCCTGCACGTGATCGACGCCGAACTCGCGGCCTAAGCGCTAGGGCCGACCGGTGGGCTCGTTGCCTTCGGCCTCGCTCACCGGTCGGCCCATCCTTGTTTGATCCAATCCCGGAATTTTCATGACCGATCTGTTCGACCAGACCACAACCATCAAGGCCCTGACGCTCTGGCAGCCGTGGGCGTCGCTGTTCGCCGCCGGCGTCAAGCGCCACGAGACCCGCGATTGGGCGACGCCCTATCGCGGTCCCATCGCCATCCACGCCGGCCTGACGATCGACGTCGTCGGCGCGCCGCATGCTTTGGTCGAGGCCGCGCTCGGCCGGAACTGGCGCGGGATCGTGCCGGTCGGCATGATCGTCGCCATCGGCGAACTCACGGCATGCGTCGAAGGCGCGAGACTCGCGCCGTCGCTGACCGAAGCTGACCGCGCGGCCGGCAACTTCGCCGTGGGCCGGTTCGCATGGCGCATCGACAACCTTCGCCCGCTTGCCAAGCCCATCCCAGCGACCGGCCGCCAAGGCATCTGGAACTGGCAACCGCCGCACGACATCGGCTCCAACCTCAGGCCGCCCGTCAACCACGCCGCGCAAGCCAAATACATCGGGTGGGCGTGATGAAGCCGTCTTCGCAGCAGCGCGACCTGATCAAGGCTGTCGGCGCGTACTTCCGGTCGACCAAGCGGCAGATCGAGCCGTCACTCATCCAGGCCGCCGCGCGCGAACCGCTCTACGGCAAACCGGAGTTACGCAACATCCAGGTCGCCCAGAACGTGCTGCGCACCTGCATGGAAGCCACGTTCAGCCAAATGCTTCCCTACTCGGACATCACTCCCATCGAGCTGTCGATCCGGCTGGCCAGCTACGCGATCAGCGTGCTGCCGATCGAGCGCCAAGGCGCCGCGATCGAGGCCATGATCGCCACCCTGCCGGCGGCGCACCGCAAGCGCGTGAGCGCCGGGATCATCATCAAGACCGAATGGGGATCGGCCGACGCCAGCACCCCGAATGTTCCGGAAGGGAGAGGCTGACCATGAAGCCCGACATCTGCATCTATCACGCGCCATGCCAGGACGGCTTCACCGCCGCCTGGGCGATCTGGAAACGCTGGCCCGACGTCGAATTCGTGCCCGGCGTCTATGGCGCCGAGCCGCCGGACGTGATGGGCAAGCGCGTGCTGATCGTTGACTTCAGCTATAAGGCGCCAGTTCTACGCCGCATGGCCGAAAGCGCGGCCTTCATCGCGGTGCTCGACCACCACAAGAGCGCCCAGGCCGACCTCGCGGACTTCGTGGTCGACGCGATCGACTGGCAGCCGCGCCACGAGGACCAGGGCCTCGCCGGCGGCGCCGGCCAAAACATCCAGGCACTGTTCGACATGAACAGGTCCGGCGCGATGCTGGCTTGGCGGTACGCCTTCCTGAGCAGCGCCCCGGCGATCGTCCGACATGTTCAGGATCGCGACCTTTGGCGGTTCGAATTGCCATGGACCCGCGAAATCGCCGCCGTCCTGTTCAGCCACGAATACACTTTCGAAGCATGGGATGCGATCGCCCGCGACCTCGAGGCGCCCCTGACGTGCGAGATCATCGCCGCGCAGGGCCAAGCCATCGAGCGCAAGCACCGCAAGGACGTCGCCGAGCTGCTGAAAATGACTACGCGGCCGATGGTGATCGGCGGCCAATGTGTCAAGGTCGCCTGCATCCCCTACACCCTGAGCAGCGACGCCGCGAACACCCTGGCCGAAGGGGCGCCCTTCGGCGCCTGCTACTATGATAACGCCGACGGGCGGCGCGTCTTCTCGTTGAGATCGAAAGACGGCGGCGCGGACGTCTCTGAGATCGCCGTCCGCTATGGCGGCGGCGGCCACGCCCGCGCGGCCGGCTTCTCCATGCCACAGGGCTGGGAAGGCGATTACGACCCGCGCGGGGTGATGGTCTGATGGTCGTCTTCACCAATGAGATAGACCGGGTCGTCAGCGTGAACGTCGAGCGCCTCGGCCAATTCGAGTTCCGTCCGGGGGTCTGGGCGCAAGGCGTCACGATCATCATCGAGGAGACGGATAACGAGCTGGCCGCCACCTTGACCAACGACGAGGCCCAAGCGTTGCTTGGCCAGTTGCGGGCGGTGCTGTGATGGAGCCGCTCTGTCACGCCGTCTGCTGCACCGTCCGGCGCAAGCGCGGCCAGTTCATGTGCCTCAACCACTGGCGGCGGCTGCCGCATGCCCTCCGCGACCAGATCAACGCCACGTGGCGCGCGTGGCAGGCCCGCGAGAACGACGGCTCGGCGCTCTGGCTCGCCTACGTCGAAGCCTGCGACGAAGCCCGGCGCTGGACCGCCGAGGGTGAAGGCCACATAGCCCAGTTCGAGGCCGACGCGCCGCGCATCCGGGCGCTCCACGCCCTGCGGGAGGCGCGGTGATGACCCTGAGGCCCTGGCCCATATTCCGCGTCGAGGTCTATTCCTTCGAACCCTCCCTCTACACCGCCCCGACGCGGTCCAAGGCTCGCTGGCGCGCGTTCGAGGCCTTCCGGGAATACCGGTCGAGCGAGTCCTTCGTCGAGTTCCTGGAGCGCGGCGTGAAAATATCTAAGGTGGAGACGCCTTTGGCCGACGACGGCTACGACAACGTCCGCGCCCAATACGGCGTCAGCCCGTCGATCGGCACAACCTACCGCCTCGACCATGAAGGCCCGAACTCTGGCCGGGAGGTCCTCTGCCTCTACCCGGGCAAGCACACCTGTATGATCCATTGCGCCTATGAGGGCGCGGGTCGCGCGATGATCGTGCATCCGATGAACATCCGACCGGCTGACGGCGCCTGACGATGGCCGTGCCAGCCCCTCAGCCGCGGCCCCTCGACCCCGCCATCGTGCGGGTGATCGAAGCGCTTGCGCGTTGGCAGGCGCGGAAGGACTATGCCGCTACCCGAAAGCAGGAAACACCCCGATGATTGAATTTCTGACCGCAACCCAGGTCCGTCAACGGTTTGGCGGCATCAGCGACATGACGCTCTGGCGCTGGATGCACGATGAGCGGGTCGGCTTTCCGCGGCCCACGGTGATAAACCGGCGGCGCTACTTTCGCGAGTCCGACATTGCGGAATTTCAATCCCGCGCAACGGAATCCCCGGTGGGTTCAGAGGCCAGATCGCTGCCGCCTCAATCCCGCGAACTGGCCACTAAACGCCCCTGATGCGCGTCGCCCTCTACGCCCGCTACAGCAACGACCGCCAGAACGAGCGCTCGATCGAGGATCAGTTCGCGGTCTGCCGCCGCCACGCCGAGGCGCGCGGCTGGACCGTGGTCGCCGGCTTCTCCGACGCGGCGATCAGCGGCGCGGCCATGGCCAACCGGCCGGGCATACTGTCGCTGCTGGCCTGCGCGGCGGCCGGCGAATTCGACCGGGTGCTGGTGGAAGACACCGACCGCCTGGCCCGCGACCGCGAGCACGACGCCCACATCTTCAAGCGGCTGACCTACGCCCATGTGATCATCTCGACCCTGACCTCCGACCACGTCACCGCGATCGAGAGCACCTTCAAGGGGCTGATGAACGAGCTCTACCTGGTCAACCTTAGCCAGAAGACCCGGCGCGGCATGCGCGCCAACGCCGAGCAGGGGCTGGCCACCGGCAGTCGGCTCTACGGCTACCGCTCGGCGCCCGGCGGGGCGACGGCCATCGTCGAGGCGGAGGCGCAGGTGGTGCGGGAAATCTTCGCCCGCTTCGCCGCCGGCGAGACCGGCCGGGCCATCGCCGGCGACCTCAACGCCCGCGCCATCCCGTCGACCCGAGGCGGCGCCTGGACCGGCGTGCAGATCGTCGGCAACCGCAAGCGCGGCAACGGCGTACTCTACACCGAGCTTTACGCCGGGGTGAAGGTCTGGAACCGCATGACCGTGGTCAAGGACCCCGACACCGGCAAGCGGCTGCCGCGCATGCACCCACCGTCCGAGTGGAAACGCACCCCGGCCGAACCCCTGCGGATCGTGCCCCAGGCCCTCTGGGACGCCGTCCAGGGCCGCAAGGCGGTGGAGGGCGAGCTGCACCCCGGCCAGATCAGCGCGCGGCGTAGGGGCGTCCTCTCAGGCCTGCTGAAGTGTGGTTGCTGCGCCGCCAGCTACACCAGCTATTCCAAGACCCGCCTGGTCTGCGCCGCCAACCGCGAGAAGGGCGCGGCCGTCTGCGACAACAGCCACATGGCCGACCGCGCCGCCATCGAGGACCGCGTCCTCACCGGCCTGCGCGCCCAGCTGGCCAGCCCGGAAGCCGCCGCCCTCTATGTCCGCGCCTACCATGCGGCCTACGCCGAAGCCGCGGCGGCCGAGCGCCGCGAACGCGCGCCGATCGAGAAGCGGATCGCCGAGCTGCACCGCATCGAAAACCGCTACTGCGACGATGTCGAGGCCGGCCGCGCCACACAGAAGGGCTATGAGCGCGCCATCGCCGCCGAACAGGAACGCGCGACCCTCGAGGCCAAGCTGGCGGCGATCGACGCCGCAGAGGGCGCGGGTAGCCCAGCCATCGCCCTGCATCCTTCCGCCCCGGCCCGCTACGCCCAGCTGATCGACCAGCTGCACGCCACCCTGGCCACGGCCGGGACCGACCCCGACGCCCGGCCGCTGATCGACGCCGTCCAAGGCCTGATCATCCGCATCGACCTGCACCCCGACGCCGGCGCGCCCAACGGCTTTCGCATCAACCTTGTCGGCGACCTCGCGAAGTTCCTGGACGCGCGCGCCGAACAGGCCCGCAGAGCCGTTGGGGGTAAGTTGGTAGCTGGGGGCGGCAACCGACATACACCCAGCCCAAGAATGCCGGTAGATATCGCCGCGTAGCGGCAGCGCGCACGGCGTGCGCGACACTGAATCGAAAATGGCCGCGAGGGAAGCGGTTGAGGGCGCCGCTACACGCGCCTATGTTCCCGCCTTGTTCAGGTCGGACCTATGCCCCGCGATCCCAACGCCCTTCACGTCTCGATCAGTCCGGAGATCGACCACGTTCCGTTCGGCGACTATGAGGGGCTGCTGTGGACGCTGGAGATCCAGTGCTGGTCGTGCAAGCGTGAAACCGTCTATGGCCCGGCCGAGGTCGCGGCCATCTTCGGCGCGCATCGCACGACCGGCGACCTCAGCCGGCTCGGTCGCTGCCAGACGCCCGCATGCGGGCATAGCGCGCCCCACATGAAGACCGTGGTGATCGACCCGCCGGCGGACTACGTCGGCGGCTATCGCTCGCTACCGCCGCGCCGCGCATAAAAAAAGCCCCCGGCCGGGTTGGCCGAGGGCTCAAGTCATCTGCGGGAGGGGAAGACCCGCGGATTTCAGCGAGGCTTGTCGATCGTCGAAGTTATGGTGGTCGACGACTTAACCTCGGGCGCGCGGTGGAAGTGATCGTTCGCCCATCCGCCGGCGAGGGCGAGGATGGCGGTGACGGCCGCAGCCAGCAGCGGCGTCAGCCAGCGGCTCAGCTTTTCGTCGTTCCGATCCTTGGTGACCGCGACCTTCTCGTCGGCGCGGGACTTTTCGACCGCCAGTTCGCGGATCACGGCTGCGCGCTCAAGCGCGCGGATCTTATCGGCCTTCAGCTCGTCAACGATGGGCGTGATCTTGGCGACGGACTCGGCCAGGGTCGTGAACTGGGACTTGAGCGCCTCCTGCCCGTCCTTGATCTCGGTCAGCGCGCCGCCCAGGATGCCAAACGCGGTCTGATCGTCAGCCTGGTGCTTGACGGCCGCGCCCTTGATTTCGGCCTGCTCGCTCCGGATGCCGCGCAAAATCTCAAGCATGGCCGCGTCGTCCTTTCCGCGCGACCGCGCTGACCGAGGTTTTGCAACAGACGGGTCCGGCTTGGACGCAGGCGATCGACCGCGGGCCGTCATGGAGCACCGCCATTTTTCGTGGCGCTGACGCTCCCTCCGGTCGTCGCTTGAGCGCGGCCGTTTCGCGCGGCGGCGATGGTTTCGAGGCGGCCGCGGTAGTTCCAGATCATGTGATCGTCGACCGAGGTCACGTCGCGATCGAACAGGCCCTCGACGAAGGTCCAGAGGTCGATGGCGATCCGGGCCCAGAGGTTGCGGTCGCGCCGCAGGGCGACGGTGGGCGCCGCGCCTTTCAGCAGGCGCGGGTCGCCGGTATGGCGGAAGCCGGCCAGCGGCGGCGGCACGCCGGGCACCAGATCCCAATTGTCGACCAGGCGGTAGTGAGGACACTTGACCAGGGCGTCGAAGGCCTTGGTCGCCACGCGCGGGCTGCCGAAGGTGTAGCAGGCCGCCAGGGTGTCGCGCTCGAGGTCGGCCGCCGCCAGCTGCGCCAGGGCGCCGCCCAGGCTATGGCCGGTGATGTAGAGGCCCAGGTCCGGCGGCAAGGCGTTGACCCGCGCCCGGCACCAGGCCGCAATATCGCCGTAGGCCTGCCAGAAGCCGGCGTGCACCGCGATCCCATCCCGGCCGGGCATGGGGATCAGCCGGGCGTCGAGATCGTAGCCCCAGTCGGCGAGGTCGGCCGTACCGCGGAATGACAGGATGGCCATCTCCGGCCCGTCGGCCAGGAACACCTGGATGTCGTCGGCGGTCAGGGCGGCGATGCGCCCAAAGCCGCCCGGCGCGATCATGGTGTTGATCGCCTCCGGGCGGGCATAGGCGTACTGGGCGAACCTGGCCATCAGCAGCGCCGTGCGGTCGCTGTAGGCGGCGCGCCAGGTCGGGGCCAGACGCGCGTCGTCTGGCCCGAGCGGCGCCATGGCGGGATCGGTCATGGCTGCGTCAGCACCATGGACATGACCACCACGAAGGCGATCACGTTCACCGCGACCAACGCCCAGGCCATCGGCGGCACGCGCCAGCGGTCTCTATCCGTCATGCGAAGCCCTCCGCTGGCGTGAAGCCGGCCGCCGACCGCGACCTATTTGGTCGCGGTCGTGGTGGTGGCCGAGCCGGGCGCGACGCCGTCGCGGACGATGCTGGTCGGCGCGGCGCTCGGCAGCACCGTGTGGTTCAGCGCGGTGGCGACGACATCGGCAGGATGGGCCGTGGTCGCCGCGGCGGCGAGGATGGCGGCGCAGCCGTTGGCGGCCTCGTCGCCGGTGGCGATGGCGACCGACGGCGAGCTGACGCCCGTGCCGGAGCCAACCGACGTCGCCGACGCCGTCGCCTTGCTGTTCAGGTTGGAGAAGGTGTCCGGGCTGTCGGTCTGGCCGCAGGCTGTCACGGTATCCTGGGTCTGGCCTTGCGGAATGAAGCGCGGCGCGCGGTCGACGGTCACGCTGAACTGGCCGGCGGTGACGCCGCTGTTGGCGTTCATGTTGATGGCCACGCCCTGCACCTTGACGGCGTCATGGCTGGTCAGGGTGGTGCAGCCGGACAGCGCGACGGCGCCGATGGCGAGGGCGGCGAGGGCCGCGATCGAGGCAAGTTTCATGGTAGGCTCCTTAGGGTTGACGGGGTTGAACGGTGAGGCTTGCATTGGGGCTGTGCGCCCGGTCGATGATCGCGACGCTGCCGTGTTCCGGCAGCACCGCGCAGAACGACGCCGAAGCGCCGATGGTGACCTGGCCGCAGCCGGCGGCCAGGCCGAGGGAGGCCGAGCGGATGCCGGTCGCGTCGGCCTGTTTCTCGATGTGGACGACGCCCACGCCGACGTAGAGGTAGCTGTGGCCGCCGATCGGGAGGCCGGCGCAGCCTGAGAGCAGGAGGCAGCCGGCGAGAGCAGGCGAGCGGGTGATCACCGCGATCCGCGCCTGCCGCAGCACGACGCGTCGGGCTCGGGAATCGAAATGCTGATCAGCATTCCGCGAGCCTGTTTCTCGGCTATCTCCCGCATGCGCTTGGCGTACCGAGCGCACTGGCAATCAGGCCTGCAAAACGGCCTGTCGTCCGGCCGCGTGGCGCGAAGGCGACGCTGCCTGGCATCGAGGACGATCTGAGAAGTCATGTCCCGACCTTCGGACCTTCGCGGCCGTCCATTTCGTACCAGGTGAACTCGCCATCCTCGCCGACCGGGAAGTGAGCGCCGCACGTGGTGCAGAAGGTGCCGCTGTAGAAGAAGGGGTCGCGGGCATACGTCGCCGCGATCTCGCGGCTCATGGTCGTGATCTTGCCGCAGGCCTGATGGCGATAGGCGTCGCGGAACGGTCGCACGAAGCCCTTGGACCGTTCGGACTCTGAGAGAACGACGTAGTCTTTCTGTTGACCGTTCGGCTTCAGCTCGCGGTGATCGTCGGTCACGGGTCCGCCGCCCGCCAGTTCGACCGCGTGACGGTCGACCGGGATGGCTTCAGCCTTCCTCCGCGCATCCTCCCGGTCGCGCTCACGCTGGGCGCCCGCTTGGCGACGCAGGCTCGCCGCATCCTCTTCAAGGCGCGACGCTTCGGCATCTAGGTCGGCTGCTGATCGCATGGTCAGTCTTTCTTCCTGGTCTCGAAAATGAAGGCGCTCTGGTCGGCGCTGACGGCCATCGACATCAGCCACGCGCCATTGGCGTCGATCTCGGATACTGGGACCTCGGCTCTGCCGCCCGCGCGGTTCACGAGCACGATCAGCAGCTGCGTGCGCATGCCGTCGAGAAGGTCGGTGAGAACGTGGTTAGGGTCGGCATATTGGGTCTTGAGGGCCGTCTGGGCGTGGACGTTCGCGCCCTCGAGCGCGGCCAGATCGTTCAGGCACGCCTCGCAAAAGGTCGGGCCGCCGCACCGGGCCTTGTAGCCGTCGGCGCGGGGATAGACATGGCCATGGCCGGTGAGGTTCATGCCGCCCTCGCCTTGGCCTGCGCCTGGGCGATCTGGTGTTCGATGATCAGCTCGGCCTGGAACTTGGTGACCGTGCTGCGATCGAGGATCACCGACAGGGTGTTGTTCTGGGCCTTGTAGCCGACCCCGCCGGCCGCCGTGGCGCCGGTGATGAAGGTTCCCTCGCCGTCGGTCGACCAGTTGGTCGAGCCCTCGCTGGCGACGCGGCCGTCGGCGACGAAGCCCTTGGTGTGGCTGATCGAATGGGTCTTGGACTGGCCGATGACGAAATGGGTGTTGAAGGCCGCCAGGTTCCGCGCCGCGTCGGCGGCGAGCAGCGCCTTTTCATGCGTCCCGCCGGCCTGGCTGAGGTCCAGGGTGATCAGCATGAGGATGTTGGGGTTGACGGTGTGGGCCATCAGGATGTCGTTCAACTCCGGATCGTCAAAGCCGAACATGTTGAGGAAAAGGCTGGTGGTCACCCGGCTGAGCAGGTGCTTGAGGATGTCGTGCACATCGTCCCGGCCGACATAGAACAGCACCACGTCGGCGCTGGCGTCCGGCGCGAAGGCCTTCTCCGGCGTGTATTGCGCCAGATCCTGCAGGGTGAAGGCCTGCAGGGTCGCGGTCGGGTCGGCGATGGCGTTGGACGCGGATAGCGCGACGGCGGTATCGGTCATGGATAACCCCATAGACAGGGCCCAAGGCCTCAAGCACCCCGGCGAAGGCCGGGGGATAGGCCTTGGGACAAAAATGTAAGGGCTAAACCCAGATCAGTTTTGCGGCCTTCAGCGCGGCCTTGCGGGCCGCGAGGTCGGTCAGGCCGCCGTTGACGGCGCGGGTGACGGCGACGACGTCGTCGGCGTCGGCCAGGGCGTTGCAGGCCTTGGCCAGCCAGAAATGCGCGGCGTCGGACGCGGCTACCGCCATCGAGGACGCGAGCTGATCGGGGTCGGCGAGCAGGTCGATGCCGGTGAAGACTTTTGCCTGGGCGTACCCCCCGCGAAAGGTGCGCATCAGGAAGCCGCGCCCGCGAAACCGCCAGCCGTCGCCGGTCCCGCTGCCGCCGTTGCCGTTGCGCCCGGCATAGACCAGGTTGGCCAGGGCCTGCGGATTGTGCGCGTAGGGTTGGGCGATGGCCTTGCTGAGGAAGCGGCCGGGCCAGACGCGAAGGATGTCGGCGACGCTGTAGTCCAGGTTCTCCTCGAACCGGGTGAAGCCCTCGCACTCGACGAACATCTGCGCCATCCAGTGCGCCACACGCAGCGGGGTGTCGATCTCGCAGGCCGCCGCCTCGGGCGCGAGCACGCCGGCGAGCGTCGCCGCGTCGCAACGCGGCGCGAAAGCGGCGACGGACGCGGCGGTGATGACGGCGGTCATTTGCTGGACGCACCCCGATCGATGATGGCGAACAGGCCAACAATCACTGGGCCGCTCAGGGTCGATATGTCGGCGACCGAAACGCCGCAACCGAGCGCGACGAGGTCGCCGACGGCGACGATGGCGATGCCATAGAGACAGAGCTTGTTGATCTCGATTGGAACCCAACGCGGTTTGGGCGCGGGCGCCGGGGTCGCGTCAATGGGCGCCGTGGGAGGCGTCGTCGGCATGATTATCTCCGGGGTTAGACGCGCACGCCGTGCGCGAGGGTCACGGCGTCAGGCGCGCGCGGTGATGGTGATCTGGCCGTTGCTGCCGCCGTTGACGGCGATGGTCCCAGCGGCGCCGGTCGTATTGGTCGTGCCGCCCGTGGCCGTGCCGCCGGCGCCCGCCGCCGAGTTCGTCCCGCCGCCGCCGCCGTTGGCGGTCATCGCGGGGCTGGTGACGGTGGACGCGCCGCCGGCGGTCGCGGCGCCAATGCTTTCGTTGGTTCCGCGCACGCCCAGGCTCCAGGAAATGACGGTCGTGCCCGGCGTGACGGACAGGCCGGCATAGGTCGCGCTGCCGCCCTGGCCGCCGTCGTGGATGCTATAGGTGGTGCCGTGGATGAATTCATAGTAACAGCCGCCGTCGGCGCCGCTCAGGACGATGTCGACATGGGTATAGGAGCCGCCGGGCAGCGTGATGCTGCCGGAGCCGCCCGTGCGCGTCGCCGTAATCACGTCGCCCGGAACCGTCGATCCCGGCGCCGAAACGCTCCCGACCGTCTGGTTGGTGGCGATCACGGTGATCGAGCCGATCACCCCGTTGACCTGGTATGCCACGCCGACGTCATAGGTTTGCGCCGGGGAGACGGCGGTGATGTCGTAGGACGTGGTGGAGATCGGGTGCAGCCCGGCGGATGTCCACGCCATCCCGCCTGACACGCGATAGAAAAACGCCACGCCGGTCGCCGAGGGATTGTCCGACGCGCCGGTGATGATCAGCGCGGGGATCGACTGCGAGGCGTTCGAGAGCGTGCCGCCGACAGCCGTCCAGGCGCTCCCGCTCGGCGCGGCGGCGCCGAGGGCGGCGGGCGTCATCGTATAGGGGTTGCAGCTGGCCAGGTCCTGGGCCGCCCGGCCCCACAGGTTGACGCTCTGGAACTTGACATAGACCGTCTGGCCGGCGGTCGGGGCGAGGTAGGGAAACTGGAAGATCGCGTCGTCAAGCCGCACGAACGGCGCGCCAACGCTGTGGGCCGCGATCGGCGTATTCTGG